GTTCCACTTAACGGCCCGTATCTACCAATCTGGGTATTCTGAGTATAGTAAACATAGTCATTCTGCAGTTCCATTCCTTGCCCTACGCAGTTTGAAGTGGTTTGTAATACCGACCACGATCCGGCAGAGGTGCGTTTATAAAACTTGCCGGTATCACCGATAGCGTATGTATTAGTATCATGGGGTGTCCCGGGAACTATCCACTTAACCAAATCAACTACTGTGGTAGACGACTCCTTGACTGCCTCTGGCATCAGCGTCAGGTTTGTAGGCTCGGAGAAAATGTTTAAATTTTTGGCAAAAAAGAAAGCTCCACGTATCCCTTCCCGTTCCGAATCAGCCAGACCCCCGTTGAAATATTCTATGTTTAGTATTTTCTTGCTCATACATACTTAGGTTGCTGATTGTGGGAAGAATGGCGGGGACCATGCTTGCCACCTGGATACAAAAGCACTACCACGGGTTAGAGCTGACCTGGACTTTGTGCCATACCTAACCTTGCCGGATGCCAAGCTGGCGGTATAAAGCGTCCAGTATTTACTCTCCTGATTAGTATCTTTTTTGACTGCATAATAATGGGCCAGGGCAAAATAAACAGGCAGTATCTGCATTTCTTCAGGTAGGTTAAACATTTCATAAATCAATGCCCCAGTAGTTACTGTCGATCCCTCATATTTATTTTCCAATTCAATAGATGAAGTACTGGTAAAGGTTCCAATTCGGTAGAAAAACCCATCCGGTGCCTTAATGTATCGCCCGACCATTGCCGCAGTAAATCCGGCAGCTGAATGGGCAACGGTTTCGTCAGCATTAGTCAGAGTGACATTGCCGGTATTGAAAACATCCGTGGTCAAATCTTTGTCAATAACCTCGTAAATTACCGTAACAGTATAGCCGGCGGTTGAAGGTACAGGGTAAATACCGAACTGTGATCTGCCAACACCGAAATTAAGTCTCAAAAAGAACCTTTCCGGTATAGAGCTGGTCTGGGTATATTGATTTAGATAATCCCAGTTCTCCTGACTCTCTTCTTCGGTCAAAGTGTAGTTTACCGAACCGACAGTTACCACAATTGACTTCACAAATTGGCAGTTCATTGGCAGATTATAAAATTGTGTACTGGCAACTGTAGTAATACTGGTATCGGTTTTCTCTGTAACAGGCCGTCCCAGATCAGCTAATACCAGTTTATAGCCAATATTCATAAGCAATTTCAGATATGTCAGCGTGGTAGACGTTGAATCCGAGCTTAAAGTCTGTGCAATAGTGATAGCATCATCCCAAGTTGTCGTTTTTGTACCCTCCTTCCATTAAAGATATTATATACTACCCCGGTCCCGGATTTTGGTCACCTCTTCTGTCACATTTTCAATTTCCTGCCGGCGGTAACCGTCCAAATCCTGCCTTATTTTGTCAATGGACTGTTTCAGTTCCCTGATTTCATCCGATAGAGTAGTTATTTCTTTTTGTTTTTTATTAGCAGTCCGATTTAACAGGACGATAGACATTTCCACCCGTTTTTTGTAATTTTGCAAGTCTTTAACCTGCTCCGATAATAAAACAATTGAGGCTAAAAGTTCCCTTTTCCTCTGAAGAATATCTATCATTTAGGCACTACGATTCCGTTCTCCGGCTTTATTAGTTCCGGAGGCTTTTTGGTACATGAAATCTTGTTTTCATTGACATTAAAATTGATATTCCATTTACTCGGGTCTATTCCTATCCGGGGAATAACTGAATTGATAATAAATTGTTGCATGACAAAATCTATGTCATTTATCAGAAGTTTTTGCTGGTTAATCAGCATTTGCCGACCCTGAAGAAACTCCAAATCTTCCTTGCTAAAACTGAAAGTCTTAGTTTCCGGAACTTTTGGTTTAATGTCTGTCATATTAAAATGCCTTGATTTTAGCTATCAAATCATCCACTCTTTCTTTGCCCGTCAGTTCAATTCCCAGTTTATCAGCTTCAGTAATCAGTTCAGCCCTGGTCGGCTTAGGCTTGGAATCATCCCAGAGCGATGTTTTTTGGGTATCTTTGACCACTGTATCCGTGGGCAAATTCTGGACACCAAAAATCTGGGGTTCGGACTTGAGAACTCCCATCATGGGGTTAGGTATTCGACCTAAATCTATGGCCCTCTCCTCCGGCATATTCAGCGTTTCAACTGTCTTAGCTACCTTCTCCCCCTCCTCAACCTCACTCTCCCCTAGAAAGTACGTATCCACACCCAACAATATCCTTGATATCATTTTCGGTCTTTCAAATGATGACTGCATCAGACCCTTTCTGTTAGTTTCTTCCTCTAATTTCATCAGCAAATGATCTGCCAGGTGTTTAGCGTAATGCTCGGCCAGAAATCTGGGCATTTTCTTGGTCTGTCCAGGGGCTATCCGGTGCGGGTGGCCTGACCACCTGACCTGGAAATAATCACTATGGGGGTAATTTTCCTCGGTATCAATTACGTTGCAGTTTACATCCGGATTACAGACTATTAAAACGTCCAGTTCGTGTGATTTGCGTTGCGGTTCGTCTGGCATGGTAAACAGCTCTGTCAATTATTATACTGGTAACAAGTGATATGTCAATCTTACTATCTGACAAAAATACATCATCTTGCAAAGGCTATTATGCCAGGTGAGATAATGTCTTTGACTGCTGTTCCCCCTTCCGATGTGACTGTGAAACTCCTGGCCGTTGCCCAACTTCCCCAAGTGTTACTGCCGGAAGGGTCTATCCCCTTTACTCTCCAGTAGTAAGTAGTAAGGCTTAAAGCACTTTGGACCGTGTAGGTTACTGCCTGTCCTGAAGCAAAAGGGTCCGAGTTATCTGGGGAACCAGTGAAAGCAGCAGTATCTACACTGGAAACCGCACCCTCAACCAACGGGGGGACATTCACATTATCCCATTCCGCAACCCCCGGACTGGCGTGGGACTCTTCCAATCCTGCTCCGACTTCAAACCCCTAGCGGGTCATAGTTATTGGGTTTGCCTGACTGGTCAGGTTGCTCCACGATGACCCGCTAGTAGAGTAGTCCCAGTATGTTGTGCCGCTATCCTCTCTCATCCTTAACCATTTATGAACAGAAGAATTGTATGCCGTTGAGGTAATCTCGGTAGGGCTTCCCCCGACTGTCTTCTTGGCATACAAAGTACCACCGACAACCTGAAATTCTATCTTGTTGTCATTAGTTATAGACAAGGTGAACCAACATTCGGCACTTGCCACTGCAGCATTGGGAGTGGTAACAAGCTGAGCGTGTACCCCCTTGCCTGTAAAATCAAAGCTTTTTGAACGGATGGCGTTAAAGCTTCCAGTTGCGTCCGAGATCGGTAAGGTGAACTTTATCTTTCCCCCAGTTTCTTCCCGGGTAACATTTCCCACATCAAAGGAGTTTGGCCAAATAACCAAATCCAAAGAGTTGTCATTAAAGTCGTCATCGAGGGCAATTAAACCTGTTGGGAAGGCCGCTGATGCAATCTGGATATCATAAGTAATTGACTCATCCTCAGCGTCTGTTCCCGTAAAGGTTAACTCGGGGGTAGTATCAGAGGTTGAACCTGCGTCATCAGGAGAGTCGAGGACAACTGTGGGAGCTGTGTTATAAAGTGCATAAATAGCATACATCCCGTCTGCGTCTGCTACTGCACCACCACCATAGGGGTCATTCAGAGTTGTTTGACCTGTCCGTCTATCTATTCCCGAACCACCAGAGGTCGCACTATCAACCGTGCTTGAGCCGCTGTGGGCATCCATCTGTAAACCAAGCCAATAAGCGGTACCAGGGGTAATTGCCCAATCAACCGCCGTGGTAATCCAGCCACCGGATGCGCTTGAGTTTGTTGCATCAACAAAAAGTCTAGTTCCTGCCACATCGCTTTCATTCGCATATAAAGCGATTTCAAAATTGTCAGTGGCGGTTCCAGAACCACGATACCAACCTACTTGCGTTATTTTTACTGCCCCAGCGGGAGCTGTATCTTTTGTGACTACCGATGCCCCATCAATGACAGCATCACCACCGGCAGGGTCAGCAGTCGGGGCTGTTGCTACGAATCCAACATTAGTGTTTAGAGCGAGAGCCATGTTTAAATTTCGTACCCGACACAAGTGACGTAGACATTTCCAGCACTTGTGGTAATCAGAAGATCAGCTGCATCTTCCCCGGAAGCTAAGGGATATTTTTCCCCAAACGGAATAACCACCCCGGAGTTAGCTGCCAATTCACCTTTCCAAACCGCCGAGTCCCCAGCTCCTAAATCATCTTCTAAGGTCACAGTCGCTGCCGCTGAGACATTTAAGTACAAACACGTAACGTGCCACCTTTTTCCCGCCCCTGGACTCCAGATAATGCCGTCTGTTACTGCCCCCGCCGAAGTATAGTATTTCTTAGCATAATTCGTATGAGTGGTGATATCTACATCTGAGGGTAAGAGTTTACCGACAGCGTTTGTACCGGCATTTATACCAATATCATTGTTTGTACCCAAATTCACCAAAAGACCATTTGAAGAATCACCCCTTACCATATCCCAAGTTGCACCGTCATAAGCCATCAATCTTGAATTAGTTAGCAAACCCCTGTCATTGTTGGCATCGTCAGCAGGTGCAAATGCGAAAAGTCTGTCCCAACTTCCACCCGACCATCCCATTAACATCGAACCAATAGTTGAAGTAGTTGGATTTGCAAGACCATCAGACAAAGCAGCAGCGGAAGGAAGTTCTGTGTCAGCGGTGACTGAACCGGAAGTAATTGTGACATCATGTGAGGGAACTGATGCCAGTGATACCGGCTGGGTAGTCTGCCAAAATGTTCCTGTTACAGCGACAGTAGGCATAGTTAAAACGTCTACTTGCATTTCTGTACCCGCTACAGCTCCGGCGATTGTAGTTATACCCGCATTGGTTACCGCCACGCTTTCACTATCAAGAGTTATTTTTACATCGGCGGTCTGACCTGCACCTCCTGTTACCGTGACTACATCGGTTGAGGTTAAATTGCGAATATCTAAATCTGTAGCTGTTACTGTTACCGTTGGCATGGTCAACACATCAACCTGGACTTCCGTGCCAGTAATGGCTCCATTTAGAGCAGTTAACCCGGCATTTGACACCGGCTGGGTTACTCCCGACCCATCTACCGTGACTGTTGCGGCAATGGAAACGGGCTGTGTAGCTTGCCAGAAGGTACCGGAGACTGGTTGAGTTGCTTGCCAAAAGGTGCCTGTTACTGCCAGTGAAGCGTTGGAAATTGTTACTTGATGATTGTCTGGTAGTTGATTTGCAGACGTAGCCAGACCTGTCGTGTCTATCGTCAAAGTTCCTGTAATTGTGGAATTTACCAGCAATCTGAATGTGGAGGGATCTACCCGGAGCAGTTCTGGAGTGAGATTGGCATCATTCGTTACAGCCAGAGCAGTAGTTACTCTATTATCATCTTTTTTGGCATCGGCCATATTTCAATTATACAACGTGGGTTTTGTATGTTTTCAATCGGTCATCCAGCCAGATTTCTTTTTTGTTGAGTTCAACTTCTCTTGAATTCAACAATTCCTCCCTGTTTTCCAGTTCCCGGGAGTAGTTGGTCAACCGTTCCAGTTCAGTGGTAGCTTTCTTACGATTAAGATCAACTTCACCTTCCAGTTTTTTAAGATTCGTTTCACGTTCCGATAATGACTGTGACAAGGCATCCAATTCCTTGGCTTTTGCCAGTTTAGCGAAAAGATCGTGCTGAAAATCATGCAAGCCAACTTCTTTCCTGGCTAAATCCTCCGCCAGTTTACTATTCTCCCGTGTTTTACGGTTTACTTCATTATTTTTAGTGGTCAAATCCCGTTCAGTTTTATCAAGTTGTGCCTCTTTTTGTAAAATCAGATTTTCTTTTTCTGCTATTTGTCTATTCCTGTCGGCTTCCGCACCTTCTCTGACCTTCAATTCGGCTTCCCGGCGGGTTAAATCGGAATCAGCTTGGGTTTTTGTATTCTGAATTTCCTCCCTGACAGTCTTTGCCTCTATTTCCAGTTCCTTTTTAAGTTTATCCCTCATTTCCTGATATCTGGTAACAGTAGAGGTAATATCATCCCTCTCCCTGGTTAAACGGGCGATGTCGGACCGTGTGTCGGCTCTTAAACCATTTAAAACCTGTATTTGTTGGGATAGTGACTCACTGTCCTTTATATAATCATCCAATGATTCTCCGAAGAGTTTGAGTATCCGGTTGCGAAGCTCTTTCAGGCTTTCTTTTTTGACATCCATTTTATGTCGTGGTTGCGACTAAATAATCAGACAAATCAATTTTGTGATAATCACAATATTGATGACAGGACGTACATAAACTAATCCAGTCGGTTAATTCTCTTTTATAACTTCTACTTATATTTGCCCATTCATATCTATTTTTTGGTTTTTTACATCTTTTACATTCAATTGGATTACCCAATTTTCTTCTTACCCAACTATGTAGGGCAATGTAACTAACATCATTACCTTTCCAATTCCAAGTTGACTCGTTAACGAATTGTCCATTTTTAAAAGCAGTTTTGGGGGCTGGATGACCCTTCATAAATGAACCAGAATTTGCTCTCATTATTCCCTTAGTATTTTTATTCCAGGGAGTATGTCCCTTTTCAAAAGTACTAGTTCTTTTACCCGTTTTATATGCCAGTTTTAAAGCTAGTTGTATTTTTCGGCGATGTTCGAGAGACAACTTCCCAGTTTTAAATCCTTTATTCCAAGCAGTCCCCATCCTTCGATGCTACTACACTTCCACTATTAGATCAAGTAGTTGTAGCTGTAACTTGGCCGTCATCGGAAATCGGTTTCCAGAAACAATAGTAATCAATCACCCCTGATTCAATATTGGCTCCGCCGGCTACCGTCAAAATTATATCCTGCCCGTTAAGTGCATACTCCGGAAGATTATCTGCGGCTGCGGCTTGTTCACCCGTTATGAAATAAGCGGCGACAGTAGCGTTATTTATTACAAAATCCCCGGCATTGATATCCAAAGCAGCCTCTGTAGGCAGGAAAATAGTAGTTTGTCCCGCAAAGCCTACGGCATGAGTCCCGGACCCTGCCAGGTTTGTCGTACAAACACCCAGTACTTTTACTAATACGGCTCCTGTAACTGTAAAAATAGCTGCTCCATCCAATGCTCCACCATCGTTTCCCCAGGCATCATCGGTAGCTCCGGCAAAGGTGATAGTTCTTTTAGTTCTGAAGGGGTAATCTCCCGTTAATGGTCTGCGACTTCCGTCACTGTCGATATTATCCGCAAACGCTGTCATAAAAGTATTATATCACTCCTCTTCTGGGGTTTCAGGAATTCGCAAATAGCCCCAATAAATATGTCCCTTACCAGCACAATTATTACACTCAACTGTAGTTGTCTCAGTCTCTGAATCGCCAACTTCGGGAGTAGTTAGTGTAATAGGCATTACTTTTGTACCACCACATTGTAAGCAAAGTTTGAAGAGTTTTTGCTTGGTTGCGGCCATATCAGCCCCCTATTAAGTTCTGAATATCTCGCCAGTTTCACCTGTGGTTGTAGTTTCACCCCAGCAGTCAGTAATGTATACTGTTGTGGGAATAAATGCCCCCGTTCCAGCCTCAGCGAAGGTTTTTTCTGACCCCGTAGGTGAAACGATTGAACCAAAGTGACAACCCGACATTATCCCAACCGAACCAGTCAGGTCAAGGTATCTTTTGGTTGTTCCTGAAGTAAGTGTAGGCATAGCAGGGAAGTCACAGTTTCTAATAAATATCCCATTAACACCAGATCCGCCAGTAATAACTGGAACGTCAACGCTTGCCGCTGGGCTTGAGAAGATATTATCTTCAAGCACAATATCCTGTGGAACTGAACCTGAAGTTCCTGCAACAACAAAGTCTCCTACGTTCTTGTAGAATTTATTGCCTGCTAAAAGTCCTTGCCAAGCTCCACCCGCTGAACCAATCCAAACTGCTCCACCTGTTAGTGCGTTTGTTGCAGTTGTGCCTACACAATTCTTGAAGTGACAACCGAGAATTGACCAACCAAAAGCTGCGGAAGTTGAACCTCCGTCATCAGTCAGTTTGATACCTCCACCTGTTCCACCCGCCCCGTTAATACCAATGTTCGCTATCATTACACCAGGAGCTTTTATCTCAATAATAGGACTGGTTGTGGTTGCTCCGACCTTGAGTTGTGGGAGTCCACCTTGGGTTCTACCTCTGGAAACTCCGATTAAGGAAACTTGAGGAACGTTGATAACTAGATTGGTCGTATAGCTAATTGGGTCAGTGTCAGTTGCCGCCATTGTTCTTCCTGCGACATAAACTACATCACCTGCAACAACCCCCAAGGTTGATATGTTCCCATTAAAGTCGGATTCGGTGAAAGCATCTTCCCAGGTTCTACCCCCGGCACCACTCCCGGACTTGTCGCCGTCTACAAACCATACATTACCACCCTCAACCGGAGTTAGAGCTGATATCATATTCTGCGGATATACCTTAGCCCCGAATTTGAATGCTGGAAAATGATCTGCTACATTTGACATATTTATTCGTCAGCCTTTTCGGCTTCTTCCTTTGGTTCTTCTAATGGTTTTTTTGCTTTTGCAGCCAAATAATCTCCATAATCAGCAAAACCCTCGGGATTTAACTCGACTTTTGATTCATCATTGTCTTTTAGTTTTGGCATTTTATTAAAAAACCCTCACATAGAGGGTTAGTCTATGCGGCTCCTGAATAGTCCCTATAATCGGGATCCGTTCTCGTCAAACCGCTTAGTCAATTGTTAAGAACACCGGGTGGGCATAGTTCTGCACACCTGCGATATGGTATGCATAACCGACATCTGGGTTTACTACAAAGTCAGCTTCGACTACGATCTCTACCGCACCTGCAACTGACCCGTCCTGATTTACCCGGGAACCTGCTGCTACTGTCGAGTCTGAGAATACTGCGCAGACACCGTGGGTTTGTAGCCAGGCATAATCACCGGCTGCGGTTACGGCCACCAGCGGGACTCCGGTAGGTTGCAAAGTTGCGGTTGCCGTGTGCATTACCCGATGCCAGGGATTAGCTACGATGTCAATCTTGGATGTAGTATCCAGGGCTACCGGGATGGGTCCGTCAATGTAGACGGTAGAGGCTGCACCGCTGACCAAGGCATCCATTCTGGTAATCCTGAATGTCTGACCAATCCCCGTTCCGAAGGATACACAGACGAATCCCCCGTCAAAGTACCCGGCGGTTGTAGTAGTAGCTGCATTGGTGAAGTTGATAGATGTAGCACCCTGGGCTGCAGTGACCACAGCCATATTGGTCAGTGAAGTGTTGCCTGTCGGTTCGGTGGTCAGATATCCGGCTGCCAAAGCCTCACCGGCGGTTGCATGACGGAATGCCCGGCCATCACCTGTCCAGATGAGTTCACCGATGTTGTGTGTGGCTTCGGCCTCTGTGCGGATTTCGTACGGGCTGAAGTCTAGTATTTGTGCTGGTGAGGTTAATATCATATTTTTATGCTCCGGTTACGCCGGTCAGACGACCATGCCTCCGGGGTTGGAATGAACACATATTACCTAAAATAATTATATCAGCAATCCCAGCGAATTGGTTGGTTGGTGCTCTGAACCCGGACCAGTTGAATCCTGAGAACTGACTCATAGGTGATTCTGCGTACAGACCTTCGACTGTTGAGCTGCCAAGGCTGATTTTGTTGTAGCCGAACATTCCCCGTGAATCCCAGCCGTACCAGTCCAGCCAATTCTCGTTAAGCATCCAGACGGTTTGGGCAGTGGACTTCTCGTCCCTGACCCAGGGGATACCCTTGTAAGTTACTGCCACAAAGCCCTGTGTACCGGACAGACCTTCCTTTGGTCTGACTGCCCCGCCATTTCTACCTACGTTGTAGTAACCGAACATGGTGTAGTTTTCACGCACGGAAGGAGTCAAAAGGGTTTCGTACAGATCCCAGACAGTTTCGTTGGAAACGATCAGGGTGGGGGAAGACAAGCCTGAACCGCTGGAGATATTTGAGAAGAGGGTTGCCAGTTTTGCGAGGGTCAGGGTTCCACCAGAGGCTGTTCTGGTAGCTTTTAAGACCGGGTAAGTTGAGCGGGAAAGTCCACCGAAGGTGGAAACTGAGGTGGCATCATCCACAATGGCGGCCAAACCAAGCGGATCTTTATTACCGTTGGATGTTCCGTCACCGTAGACAACATCACCGACTTTATCAAATAGTTCCTGTTGCGATTCCTCAAGTGCTTCTTTGACCAGATCCGTGACTTGGGTTTCGGATACGGCGTTAGCTACAGCCTCCATACCGGAGATACCTACCGGGATACGCAGTCCCCGCATATCAAAGGACATACGAACCTTGGTATTAAGTTGGGCAGCTGCGAAGGTATCCATACCTGCAAATGAGGTTGCAGTCCCAGATGACTGGTACTTAATTGCTTTCTTGATTGTTTCACCTTTACCTTCTTTGGCATTACCCAGAATACGGAAGGCAAGGACATTGGAATTGAGGGTATTATCAACAACCTTCGGAAGTAAATAGTCTTGGGTTAGTGAGAGAACTCGTTCGGAAAATGTCATGGTCAGAAATAAAAAAACCAGCCCTTTTCGGCTGGCTTTCATAAGCTCTGTCCGTATTATACACCCACGTCAAATAGTTATGTCAACTAGGAATTAAAACGCCTTATCATCTCGTCCATACTTAGTGCATGGATTTCTTTATAGGAAGGTTTGTCGTTGCCCCCCGTGACTCCGGACGGTGAACCAACCGGGGCAGTTGCACCCAGTGGGGAAGGGTTGCGCAATATCTTGCCTGTTTTGTAATCAAACGAGAAACCATTGCTGACAAATTCATTTCGCAGGTTAGCCATTGATGTCAGGTCGGGGCTATTGTATTTAACTCCCAATGCAAATAGTTCTTTGCGAACCAAACGTCCAAGATCCTGCGGATCATTGGCGTTTTTAACCGGAGGAATCAACCCGTCACTTTCCAATTTTTGCAATTGGGAATCGAAATCCTTATCAATCTGAGATAGTACATCCTGTTCCTGTTTCTTGGCATCTTCCTGTTGCTGTAATCGTAATTGCTCTGCCTCTGTTAATACTTCTTTTGCTACTTCACGGGCCATTTCCGGGAATTCGTCCCAGGTAGAGGGTTTCCATTTCGGTTCATTGGACGGCGGTGTAGTATCTGGTGGAGTAGAAATTTCTGAAAATTTGTTTTCAAATTCATCAAACCTGCCCATCACCGTGTTTACTGTTTCTCCGAGCTTGCTGATGCTATCCTGAATGGCCTGAAGTTCTTTTCCTTTGTCGTCTGGCGCTGGTGCGCTCGGCTGATCCATAGTTTGATTATAGTTTTATCAAGTTAAATGTCAAATCAGTAATTCTTTCCAGGTTCCCAAGGTGACATATAATTATTTCCAAACTTCTTTTTGTCTTTCTTTATACATATATCTTCTTCATAAGGATTTTCCCCATTGTGACAAATTTTGAATTGATCTGAAAAACCATTAGACAGTGAAACTTTATTAATCTCAAAGAATCGACAGTCCTCACAAACCCGTTGTTCAGTCATTTGACTATCCTGTTTTTACCCTTTCGTGCATCCGCATCATTTTCTCATTGTGCATTGGCATCGGCATTTTATCTTTCATCATTTCCTCCCTTTTCATTGGCATTTTCTTTTTGTCGTGCATTGGCATAGGAATATCTGCACCGGCTTTACGTGCGACACTTAATGCAATAGCAACCTTCTGCTTTTGGGGACGGCCACCCTCTTTATTAAGTTTTTTAATTATCTTACCGACATCAGTTGTTCGGGGAAGTGGCATATCAGTACTGGGTAATTCGTTCAAACATTCTTTTAATCCGCTGTCCGATAGTCGGCCTCGTTGCCTTAGCTTCCCCTACCGACATTTGTCTACCCATTCTGAGCCTCCCCGCCGATCCACTCATCGTTGCTCCCATAGTTGCTTTTTTAGAAACCCCCATACCCATTTGCTGTCTTTTGCCAGTTGCCTTAGCAACAGTTTCCATATCTTTAAGCATTGATTTTGAATAGGCCATTTTTTTTATTATACCACCGGCGCAAGGGGTTGGGTGGTTTCCTGACCGGCACTGAGAGTTTGTTTTAGCTTGCCCACAAAATCCCGGAAGGCCATCTTTACCTGTTCGGGCTGATTAGCAAAGTCATCAGAATTAACATACTCGATCAATGTCTGAACGTAATCAGCATCCGGGGGTGATGGTTCAAACTGCTCCCCGGCTTGTAATCTTTGAATATCCAATACCGCCTGTTGCTGACCACCACCCTGACCTGGCATACCCGATTGCACACCCTCCTGCGGTGGTTGACCACCTCCCCATAACTCCACCCCGATTGTCTGGGCATAGGTCTGGAAGTCCTTAGATAGAAACGCAATCAGCCGCTTTGCCCGTTCTTTGGGATTAGGCATATCCAAGTCCTCTATTAAGGATAACGGGTCAATTGATCCCTGTCCGGCCAGTGTCAAAGCATCCATTCTTTTCTGTTGCTGATCTGTAGTGCTGGCCTTTACGTTGACCAGGATACCATCATCTATTTTGTCCCGTTGCAGTTCTGCCTGTAATAGTTCGCCGTTTGCCCCCAGATCTTTTACATAGTGGGGTTTGTCATACATGACCTTCATCATTTGGGTAGCCCAGTTCGCCATTTCGTAAACTACCCTTTCAACCACAATATTCGCCAAATCATCTGAAATCATTAAGTCACCCTCCCTAGTGATTTGCTTGGATATACCAGATTCGTTAGGTTGGATTTCTCCCCTAGTTGTTGAATGGGTGGCAAACTTACTGTCAATCTGCGATCTATTGACCAACAAATCATTTAATAAAACAGGGGATGGGGGAGAACCGGGAATTGAGGTCATAGCCTGGTTTATATTGTCGGCATTTTGCAACCAGATATGTTCGTCAGGATCGTTAGTGACTCGCCGGGCATCTTCCTTAGTTATATATTTACCGGCAAATCCCAGTTTAGGATTAGACCTGTCTGCTAACTCGGTTATCTGCCGGCCTCTTTTATTAACTGCCTTTTGTAAGGGGATAGACTGTTCAACGGCAGAGGTATCATCTACCGGACTCCGGCCCAGGTTTTGATGCGTTAAGAATATATACGGCGGTCTGGGCCTGTCAAAATGATTATGATATAGAGTATCCACCATCAAAGGCTGTCCATTTTCATCCATTTCCGTCATTCCGTTTTCCACATTTGGCTCTTGTCTGGATTTTGTGTAGCCCTCCCAATCAAAATACGGATTTTTCATTTTACCCAGAATTAGTTTGTTATACTTCCAGCACACCCCGTCAAACTTCTTACCCTGTTTGTCGTACCAAGTAAACCATACCTCCTGATATTTGATTTTGGAAGACATCTGTCGTGCCGTACCCTTGATTATTCCCAATTCACGCATCAATTCATCTCTTTTTGCCGGAAATTCCGACATAACCAGTGATACAGGTTTTTCCAACCACTCCACAATCATTTCCATGTTATCTGCAGTAAATCCTTCATCAGGAATAATGGCTGTATGGTCAACTATCATTCTTGCCGGACGGACTAATTCAAACAGAAAATCCCCATCTTTTCCCTTATTCGGATCCCAGCGACACTTGATTGCTGATTGCAAGTACAAATGAAGGTTACGAAGTCCATGCTTAATCAGTCTTTTAGACGAATCCGATTTAATTTTGATATCCAGACCTTTTTCAAGTTGTTTTGCTATATCTCTTTTCTCCTCTGATTCATCAGAGGGGGTAACAATAATATCCGGCATCCGGGAGGCTGCTATGGATATCCGGGTTTCCAAGTCCTGCCAGATTATGTTGTCTTGGTATCGGGCTTGCCAGTCATATAATTTACTTTCATCCAACTGTTTACCTAACCACATTTCCACATTAGTTCGCCGGCGGGATTCCAGTTTCAGTTCGTTTTTATAAAATGCTTCTGCTTCTGAAATCTTGAACTCAATTACTGAAACCAAGTCGTTATCATCAATATCCAAGGTCAGAGGGGATGAAACTACTGTCACTTCTGTTGTCTGTTCCTGTGTCGCAGATGGGATTTCCGGATACTCCATAAATCAATCATATTATACCCCACCTCATTTTTGTTTATTTCTATAGTATCTATCCCATAGCCCGACTGATGCACCATGTTTATAATTCGGATTATTCTTCCCTCTAAAACTTCTCCTAAATATTTTCCCAATTTTCCATAGTTTTGAAAATGTCTTTGCTCCCTTTTTCCTACTCGCTTTATCAAACTGAAGTGTAGGTTTCCCTTTCTTAGCTTTGCTAATAGAAATTCCCGCTTTTCTTCTTATCTCAGAATTGTGTAAATGATATTTTAAATGATTATGAACACTAGTTATCTCCAAATTGTCAATTTCATTATTTTTGGAATCTCCATCAATATGATGAATTATCTCATCCTTTTTTAGATATCTACCGATCTTTTTTTCCATAACTAATCTATGTTCCAACACATGACCAGTTCTACTAGCTGATGGATGGGAAGGAATATACACTCTTATGTATTTAAATCCCATGTATACATTATACCAAATCGACTAATTCTATTCAGTATCCAAGCTACTCGATCCAATATTTTGCCTTGCAGCGGGAATTAAACTGATAACCCCTACTATCGTATTCCATCATAGCACCGTTGCATTGAACCACGATAGGGGATTTTTTTGTTTCCCCCATTTCTCCCGGGACAATTATCTTAGCTGAATTGTAATATTCAAATACAACCTTACCGCAATGAAGACAATGGAACTTCTTTAGTTCATCATTCTTTTTGTCATCCAACCAGACAGAAATCTTGGGTCTATCCCCCATAGTTTTAGATAATGAGGTCATAAGAAAATTATATCACCGTCATTTATGCTCCCAGGATCGCCCCATTTTTAACATACTGTCCCGCATACCCTGCCAGAAGTCCGGAGATTGAATTTGTCCTTCTTCATCCTGGAAGAATGTGGGAAACAGAACTTTCGATTTGAGTTCTGGCTTAACTCCACCGGATTGCATCATCACCTCGACATGGCGCATCAGACCCACGGACACGGCATCGAAAGCATGATCCTCTCCTGCTTTATTTATCCCCTCGACTTTATTCTCCGCATACACTAGTTCAGGGATTGTTCTGATAAGGTTTTGGCATTTAGCCAATGCCTGAAAATAAGGTTTACCATCAGGAGCATTACGCAAATATTGGTGAGCAATAGCAACCCGATGCTGAACTGCTTGGGTTCCCATTGTGTTACCCCGGACTATAAATGGACGAAACTCACCCAAATCCTTCCAGGCGTTATCAAACACGGTAGCTATGGTTTCATTTCCACCCAGATGTGAGAAACAGTCATGTGGTAGTACTACCTCACTTACTTTTTCCACCTGTAAATACAATTTCATCTGGTCGGCCCATTCCTGTGGTGAGTGCTTAGTTTGATACAGTTCCCGGTAAGCATAAGCCCGACCATCCGGTGTGAATGCAATCCAGACAGCACACCCTGGATGGTTATAGCCCCAATCGAAGCCCACGATCCTGTAGCACATTTCAATGGGATAGTCCGGAAACTCCACCACGTGCCTTTCATTTCTCCATTCATCAAATACCTGGCCGGAGAAGATATCCCAGTCTCCTTGCATATATGCCCGGCGTTTGGCCTCTGGAAGTGCATCTAACTGTTTGACGTATTCGGGTGTGGTGTATTTGTTGTCGTCATACTTGGAAGGGACAAAGAAAAATCTGTCTTGCTCTTTGTCGGGGTTTTCCAGATCCGGTACTACCCATTTTCTCTTAACAAACCCATGCCCAATACCTCCGGGGTTGGTAGCACCCACGAATTTGATATCAGTAATACTCCCATACCGCAGACGGAACCGGAGGTCATCAAATGTTGATTCTGGATTTTCTGTTAATTCCTCGACCAATATACTGGCAAACTCTGCCGATTTATATTTGGATGGGTCGTCAAGATTACGCAGCAGAACCAGAAACGATCCGTATTTTTTAGCCCCCAGGAATACATATCCCTCATCCCGTGATTCTCTCAATTCCCCCAAAAAGTCCGGGACTTCGTTTTTTATCTTTATTACCTGACGATCCTTTAGCGTAGGATAGTCGGCAGAAAATAGACCAATTGGGATGTTCTCGGCTCCGTACTTGGCGAAGTAGTACATTCCGAGACCGATTGCAGACCAGCGCAGGAAATAGGATTTACCACCAGAAGCTGCCCCACCATATAGAAGGTATTTGCATTTCGGGTTGAGTAACGTGTACCACGCCGTTTTCTGTTTCTCCTGAAAATTGGCGAGGTTGGTAAATTTGATTTCATCATTTTGCATCAGTGTCGATCTTGACCATTGGATTTAACGCCTCACCTTTGCTGGTCACGTCAATTCCCTGTAATGGCATACCATCAATATATGCCCAGAGTGTTTTTATGGCCGTCATATCTCCATCCTCTAGAGCCAATTTAAATATTTTTGCCCCCAATGCTCGTTTTATCTCTGGCTTTTCATCCATCATTTCGCGAAGCGTATCCGTTATAGAATGGCCTTTGGGCGGTCTGCCATTAGGGTTTCCGGATTGACCCGGAAGCCATGTCCCCGGTTTCCTGTTTTCTTCCTGTTTTACAGGATTACTGGCGTTTCCGTCTGCCATGAGTCTCCTTTCCCTATTAAATTTGCATATCTTTTTCTAATAACATCGCAGTATTTGGGGTCTAATTCCATCATGTAACAAATTCTGTTAGTTTGTTCACAAGCGATGAGGGTAGAGCCTGAACCACCAAAGAGGTCAATAATCAAATTGTTTTCTTTACTGAATTTGTTTATGAACCACACGGAAAGTTCAATAGGTTTCTGTGTTGGATGGTGACGTTTCTTATCAAATTCCTTTTCTGTCCCAAATATAAATACCCACCTTATTCTAATTATTTCCCTCTTATGTTTTTGCTTACTCCAGCACATTTCAAAACTGCTACCAATCATGTTATCAAAGTTTTCCTCTATTCTTTTGTCCCACACAAACCATGAACTATCTTTTTTGTTGGGAATTAAATCAGAGTAGTAATCCCCACCCCATAAAAACATTTCTTTTACATCAGGAAACATTTTAAATAAGTGTATCGGGTCATATTCCTTATCATCTCCTATAACAGCATCGTAATCTCTGCCAGAACTTACACCTTTTGCTTTAGCAAAGGCGCTGGTAGTTTTTCTAGCCGAATTTTTAGTGTTTAAATTCATCCCATACGGAGGATCAGTAAACACCATGTCAGCCTTCTTCCCATCCATTAACTTCTCAACGTCCTCTATCTTCGTACTATCCCCACACATCAACCTATGTCTGCCTAGTTGATAAACCTCACCCAGCTTTGATATCGCCGGTTCGTCGGATACTTCCGGTACTTCATCTTCCACCACCTCTTTGAACTGATCCAGTAATTCATCTAGGTTTGTCGGTTCTTTCAGGTCTACCGCATAGTCACTCCAATTGAAGTCCGGGTAATAAGGGGAGAGATTAGTTAACAGATCGTCATCATAATATCCTGCACGGTCATTGTCGCTAAGCGAATATTCCAGTTTTTCATTCTCGGTTTTGGGATTGATGATACTTACCCACACTTTATCCACACCCAGTTCTTTATATGCCCGAAGCCGCATATTGCCACCCAGTACCGTCCCGTCAGTGGTTATCAACAACGGTTTGTACTGGCCGAGCTTCTTAATTTGTTTCTTTAGCCGTTCAAATCCATCCTTTGAAATAGATCGGGGGTTTTTGTCCCATTCGTGAAGTTTTGATATGTCCCAGAATGTGTTTGCCATGCTTGTGACGGTCTGATTCCATTCTATCACTTGTCTAAAAGTCTTTTCATAGCATCTCTGGGATTTCCGCTGTTCTGTATCACTCGCTGTTTATATGCTTCAATTTTCTGCTTTTCGATAGCCTCTTTATATTTAACTTCCCGGCCATAGTCTATTAGTTTTGGCATACCGGCTTTTTTCATTTCCT